CGGCTCGTCGTTCCTCGACTACGCGTTCACCGAGCTCGCGCTCTTCACGCGCGAGGACCCGATCCCACGACTCATGCCGATCCTCACACAGGGCGCCGACAAGAAGCTGATGGTCGCCAGCACTCCTCGTGGCAAGCGGAAGAACCCGCTGTGGCTGCTGATGGACAGCCTCCGTGACAACCCGGAGTACGGCCAGCTGGTGTGGGGTATCGACGATCTGAACGCGATGATGGTCTCCGCCGGACTTCCACCCGTGCGTACGCAGGCTCAGCTCGAGCTCGACCGTGACTCCTACCTCAAGCGGTTCGGCAACGACCGCATGTTCAACCAGGAGTACCACGTCGACTTCGGCGAGATGGATGCTGCCGCGGTCTACGGCGAGGCGTACCTGCGGATGATCGCGGATCAGCGCGTCGTCGACTTCCAGCTCCAACCAGGACACCCGATCTACGTGGCCTTCGACATCGGCTCGTCGGGTATGCACTCGGACGCGACCAGCTGGATCGCGTTCCAGTGGTACAACAACCAGCTCTTCCTCTTCGACTGCGGCGAGGGTCACGGCAAGGCGCTGCCGGAGTACGTCGACATCCTGCGAGAGAAGCCCTGGTTCAACCAGGTCGCTCAGCTCATCCTGCCCTGGGACGGCGAACACCACGAGAAGGCGATCAACGCTACGCCGGCCGACATGGTGCGAGCGAAGTTCCCGAACGTCGCCGTGCTCGCCAAGAGTGGCAAGGTGTGGCGAGTGCCGGACAGCCGTTCCCGCTGGGGCGACGAGATCACCGACATCCAGGCAACACGGCTGCAGCTCTACAACACGCTGGTGCACCGTACCAACTGCGACTGGATCCTCGAATGCTTCGAGAACTTCAAGTACGAGTACGACTACAAGAACCAGCAGTGGACCGAGAAGCCGCTGCACGACAAGTACTCGCACATGATGGACGCGCTGCGATACGTCGTTCAGGCTTCCAAGGAACTCGACTTCTTCGGCGGTACGCTTACCGTCGTCGGCGGCGCGACCAAGTCTGAAAGCTACGAGGAGAACTGGGAAGGTGTCTGGTGAGCAAGAGCATCCGTGAAGCACTGCAGTACGTCGCTCGCCACCCTGAGCCGACCGAAGCTCCGCTCGACATGCCGGTGTGGGAACACATCGGGCGAGCGCTCTTCGACATCGCCAACAACCCGGATCCCCGAGTACGCGGAGCGATGGCCCGCGCGACACGAGCGCAGTCGATGATCCTCGACCGCACCGTCGGTCGCCGTCGTGCAGGGACGAAGCCCGTACGACCGTCGCGTGAGCGACTGACGTTCGTGGATCTCACCGGAGGGGCGATCGAACGATGACCAGCACCGAGCTGATCCGGAAGTTCCGGCACGAGATCCCCGAAGCACATCGCACGTCGCTCGACACGCGCCTGCAGTGGCTGTGGAACCAGCGCTTCGGCACGGTGCAGCAGATCTGGAAGGACAGCCCCGACGTCGAGGACAAGCTCGCAGCGACGGTGATCCTGCAGGCGATCGTCGGCAACGACCTCAACAACATCCAGCTGCTCTTCAAGCGGCTGGAAGGCGGGTCGCTACCCGACGAGGTCACTCTCGATGGCGTGCTGCATATCTGATCTTCGACGCACGCAGCGCCCGTGGGTTCGGGTACGTGGTGCAGGGCGTGCACTCGCATCCGAGCCGGTGCGTGACGATGTACTCGTTCGGCACCGTCTGCGGCATGACGCGCTCGTCGTCCGGCAGGAGCTCGGGGAACGTGCGCCAGTGGCGGTGCTCGTCGTAGAAGCCGTCAGCACCCTGGTGCTTCGGTCCGTGACGCGAGCCGGCCATCAGAGCTTGACCCCGGCCTTCCAGTCCACCCACAGGGTCAGCGTCATCGGGCGGTGCCGGTAGATGTAGTAGCCCGAGCGGACCTTGTACGCCTTGGGGATCTTCCGCCCGGCGATCCAGGTCATGTACGGCTTGCCGAAGTAGAACTCGAGGATCTTGTTGATCTTCCGCAGGTCGGCACGCCACGTCGCCTCGCCCTCGGCGCGAGCCCCCTCACGCTCGAGACGGATGTGCTCGGTGATCGGCAGGCCCGTAGCCCACTCGTAGATCATCACCGCGGCTACCCGGTGCTCGTGCTGTGGCGAGAGCCAGCGAAGGAACTTCCGCGTCTCTCGTTCCCACTGCACCAGCTGAGGGTTCTCCTTGACGAGGTACTGCTCCTTGGTGAGAGGCATCTTTGCTCTGTCCTTATCGGGCAGAAGCAGCTGGTCGACGCGGGTAGCCCGCGTCTGCCGCTGGGCCGTTGACGGCACAGCGGCTGGTGTGGGGATCTCTCCTACCCCATACCTCTCCTTGAGAACCTTCTCGACCTCTGTCAGCAGATTCTTCGGTTCGCCCATGTGGGCGAGCGTAGCAGGAAAAAAAGGAGGAGGCCCGCAGCATCAGCTGCGAGCCTCCTCACCTGCACGAACGTACGGCTACTCGCCGTACGCAGCGATGTTGCCGACTAGCTTGTCGGCCTCGTCCCAGTCCAGGCCGAGCTCGAGCGCACGGTCGTGCACCTTCTCGTCCCACTTCTCCACGCCGGCGGCCTTCATCTTGCTGCCGATGGCGAAGAGCGTGTTGTTCCGCCGACCCGGCAGGACCGGCTGAGCCAGGTCTGTCAGCAGGGTGTGCTGAGCCACGAGCTTGTCGTCCATGTCCATCTCCTCGATGTTGGCCGTCGTTGCTTGAGCAACGATGCGGCGTTCCTTCTTCTGTGTGAGCAGGCGCCGAAGCTCGTCGGGAAGTGGGACGATGTCCCGGTTGTTCCAGCGTTGCGTCGGGTAGTGGAAGATGCACCCGGTTGCCCGGATGTCCACACCCTGCGCGATGCCGATGTGGTCGTCGAAGAGGGCGAAGCCCAACTCGTCATCCCACTGCTCGTCGGTGGAGTAGAACAGGTGGTACCCCGTCCCGCTCTTGCTCGTCTCCGCCAACGTCTCGGGCAACTGTCCGAGTGTCAGCGCACCAACGAAGCCGTCGTTCTTGCCGTCGATGTCGATGGCGATGATGCGCAACGAGCGCATGATGAAGGCGAAGGGCTTGTGGTTGTTCAGGTACTGCCACTCGGTTTTCCGAGCGATGAACTCCCCGCGAGGGTACCGGTGCGTGAAGCCCGGTTCTCTCGTGCCATCGTCGTTCTTCCTACCGAGCAAGCCCCAGCCAGGCTGGGTCTTGCCGTTCGCCATGACGGCTACCGTTCCGATACCGCGGGGACCGCAGCGAGAAGCAAACGGCACCGGAAGTGGCGTGTCGAGCATGTACTTGTCCCGCTGCCACCATGGTGTCGGAGGCATGTGATTCTCCAATCGACGAAGGGACGGCGGGGCGGACGACCCACATCACTAGATGGTCCGCCCCGCCGTCGGCTACTTGACCCGCTGATCGAGGACTGCGAACTTCTGCTCGACGAGCATCAGTTGCGCGGTGTCCTCTGCAGCTGCGAGCTGCTGCAGCAGGTCCTCCTGTGTCTCGGCCATGATTCCCTTTTCTGCGCCGCTAGCGATGTGCTAGCCCCACCCCCAGTGGACAGATCAGGTAGTCACGTTGATGCGAGCCACAAGCTTCTTCCTGATGTCGGTCGACGCTCCACGAGGGAGAATCCGACCGATCACCTGACGACGAAGGGAATCGTCGTCGGTGTCGTCCAGCAGGATGAGCAGATCGCAGACCTTGTCGAGGCCGTCGACTCCTGTGGACATGGTGGCCGTTCCGAACAGGACGTCGAGCAGATTGTCCTTGAACGCGGCCAGAGGTGCCAGAGCACGCACGTTGTTCGCGTCGTAGACCACCAGACCGGAGCGAGCTCCGTGCTGGATGGCAGCATCGTGTGCAGCTTCGGCGATGGTCTTCCGAGCACAGAACACCAGTGTTGGACCGATGCTCTGTCCTGCGAGGTTCACGAGCTCTGAGTAGATCTCGTATCGCAGGACTCCGAAGTCGTCGATGTACTGCAGCTTGCGAGCAGCGGCTGCAGTCTCCATCTGCGAAGCCATGATGCGGCCGGTACGGACGTCGAGTCCGTACTTCTCGAACGCATCAGGCAGTGGGATCTGCACGTTGATCTCCCCGATGGGAAAATTTTCATGCGGATCCTCGACGTAGTAGACGTGCGGAAGTGCAGCCAGATGTTCCTTGGCCGGCCGTCCGTCTCGGAAACCGATGACGTTGGGCATCTTGCTGAACGGGCTCTGCTCTGTCTCGCAGTGCTGGTAGAGCCAGTTCAGGTAGTCACCCTTACCGAGTGGGTCGAGCACGTACTCCACGCAGTAGACGCGCTCAGCGTCGTTGTAGTTCGGCGTGGCCGACAAGATCAGCAGCGGCGCCAGCATGAAGCGCGACTGCGTACGGAGCTTCTTCCAGCCTTCACCTGTGGCACCGCCGAGCATGTGAAACTCGTCGATGACCATGGGTTCTTGCTTCGAGAACTTGGTCTTCTTCATGCGGTACATCGCGTGGCTGATCGTGCGGATGTCCATGCCGATCAGCGCTGCGTCGTACTGCCACTTCGCGTGCGTCTTAGGCGGAGCGACCACTGTTGCTCGCTTCACGCCAGCCTGGTACAGCATGGCGAGTGCGGTGTAGGTCTTGCCCTTGCCGGTTGCGAAGTACAGGCAGGCACGCAGCTCGATGGGGTCTGTGTTCTGTTCCCCATCGAGCGCTTCGAGCTGGTACGGAAACCAGTCGATCTCGAATGCTGCGGCTAGCCCATCGCGTAGACCGAGGATGTCGGTCCAGCTCATCCTTCGATCTCCACCTTGCGGATGACGCCGGCGCGAGAACTACGCTGTGCGGCCGTAGGCCTGTTCAGCGTGATCTTCGGCTCAGTTCGCCAGGCGCTGATGTCGAGCTTCCTGGCGTCGTCGAGGATCTCTCGCAGTTGCATGAGCGACATCCCTCCTCGGCCTTCTGCCTCGTAGATGAGTCGACGCTTCATGGCGTCCTCCTAGCTGTAGGTGGGGCACTCCGTCAGCGGGTGCCGCTGGCGGTTGATGTGCATGCCGGAGCTGACGCACGGCCGGGTGTCAGACTCCGGCCAGGCGTTGATCCGGCCGGTCTCGTCGGGTACGTGGATACCCGACTTGATCCGCAGGTACTCCTCCACGCTGCGGGCCTGGACCATGTCCTCGCCGACGAGCAGCTTGAAGATGTCCATGTAGCCGTCGATGTCGTCGCTGTTGTCGGAGTAGTCCGGGCAGACCTGGGTCCGCACGAGCTTGTACCCCGCCATCATCAGCGGCACGTCGACAGCGTTGATGGTGTGGCCGCAGATTCCGGACCACACCTCAGCTACCCGTGAGAAAGTTTCCTCCGGGTTGCCGTAGACGGCACGACGGGCGGTGATGAGCTCGGGGTCCTCGCCGCCAGGGTGTCCGTGCTTCTTGACACAGTCGTCGCACATGAGGCTCCGACCGTCGTAGCTGCGAACCTGCTCGGCCGGCTTGACCGTGTCGCAGACATCGCAGAGCAGACCTTCTCGTTCTGTCACTGGAACTCCCATGGATTACCGGTCACGTTGTCGTGAATGATGGTGAAGAGGACTCGGTTGAGTTCCTCATCTTTGAGCGCGCCGTACAGCAGGATGCGAGCCGCGGCCTGCAGATCCTGGTGATGTGTCGCGGGGAACTTCTTGAGGTGCAGCAGCTCGAGCAGCGCAGGCTTGATGACCTGCTTGCTGCCCGTGTTGCTGATGACTTGCGAGTCACGGCACTTCATGTGAATCGCTCGTACCAGCTCCATCATCTTCGCATCCGTGCCGAAGTGGGAACGAGGCTGGTACTTCTCGATGAAGATGTGGGTGCTGTAGACGTTGGTCAGCGCAGCCACAAGGAGCGCCGTGCGTTCGACGTCCACCGACTTGTCGGTGAGTAACGTCGATGCAACAGCTTCTGATCTCACGAGGAACTTGTGCTTCTCCGTGAGGATCTCGAGCGTCACGACTCCTGTGTGCACGAGACCCGGGTCGATGCCCGTGATCGAGTACCTCACTGGAACATGCTCGGGTCGAAGCGTGCACCGGCGATGGCCTGTTCGACCTCAGGGATGGTGATGTGTTCCGGCAAGCCGGTCCAGATACCACCCTCCATCGGGTCGAAGGTCTCGAACAGCACGTAGGCGTCGCCGACGATGGGCTGCTGGTGGACGTGCGAACCATACAGCAGGGACGCCCGCGTGTTGAGCGGGAGTTCCTTGAGCAGACCCTCTTCGTCGACGACGAAGATCACCTTGGTGTCGGGTGTCGAGAACAGATCGAAGCCCTTGGGCCTGACCGGTTCGATGAGCGTATCCTTGTCGAACAGGACCGTGTTCAGCGCCGGGTATCCGAAGTCCTCGACGAAGACCTCGACGAGAGGTCCGCTCACGGGGATCTTGATAAGCCGTTCAGACATGATGTCCTTCTCTCGGTGAGGCACCCGGCCGCACCCGTTGTGAGCGGGTGCGGCCGAGGCGCTTTACTTGATGTAGCGATGGGCGTACTTCACATCCGCTACCAGCGGGAAGTCGGTCCACATGGTCTGACCCATGAGATCGGCGAATGTGTCGACTGTCGTCTTCAGATCCCAGCCGAGCGCTGAAGCTGGTGGTGTCCACTCGAGAACGATCTCATCGTGGAACTGACCGATGAGCTTGACGTTCGTTGCGTTCTCGAGCCAGCGGTCGACACGCCGAAGCGAGTCGAAGAACAGCTCCCGGCAGAACGACTGGGTCAGGATCCCGGTGAGCTTGCCACCGTAGAGCTTGTACCAGGCGTGCGGCGGCTGCGTCATGCGTGCTCGCCACAGGTCGCCCGACTTGAGTTCGGACGGCTTGTAGTAGCAGACATCGCGCCCACGCATGTAACAGCCGTGGAACACGCGCGATAGGTACAGCGTGCCCTGCCGGAACACCAGAAGTTCGATGCTCTGAGACTTCGGGTGCTGCTGCAGCAGTGAGTCCGGCGTGAGGAACTTCCGGATCTGCACCACGGCGTTGTCGTAGGGCAGATCGAGCGCCACCATGGCTTGTCCATCTTCGACGACGCTGTGCAGTGCTGCGTCGAAGGCCCACCAGAACTTGACGATCTGAGGGTTGGCATCTCGCCAGTCACGCACGATCCCACCCGCCTCATGCACAGGCATCAGGATGCCCATGCGTTCGGCGAAGTCGGCTACTGCCTGTGGACCGGCGCCGTAACCGCACGCCAGCTCACCGACTTTGCCGCCCTGACGTTGTGCTTTGGTCACGTCTTCGTACGCGACACCGGCGTTGGACTGGTAGGTCATCGCCAGCATCTTGTAGATGTCCTTGTCCTGGCGGTAGGCGTCGAGCTTCCAGTCCTCGCCGGCGATGTACGCCAGTCCACGGGACTCGACCGACTTGAAGTCTCCGACGATGAGCAGACCATCGGGGTCCTCCGCCTTGAACAGCTGGCGGATGTTGCGTGCCAGCTTCTCGTTGATCCATTCGATGCTCGGATCCGTGAGCTCGCTCATGTCACCGAGCGTCTCCTCGAGACGAGGCAGATTCTGCAGCTGCACACCGCGGCCGGACGTCCGGTAGGACTGGCCGGCTCCGATGTGCATGTACTGCCCACAGAGCCGGTTATTCGCCGACGTCATGTCGATGATGGTCTGCAGCTTCGAAAGGCTGCTGCCACCGAGTTCTTGCTTCAGCTCGAGCAGCGCAATCACTGCTTCGTAGTTGGCGTGCGATGCGATGGCAGCGTTGTCCCCACCGTTCACGCGACTGAGGAAGATGGGGTCAGCCATCTTCTCTCGTAGCCTAAGCAGCAGTTTGTTGATGTGCAGCTGGTCGAAGGACTTGGCCTTGACCCCTCGAGCTGCACACCACTTCTGCAACTGCGTGTAGCTGTTCACGTTGAGCGTGCCCGACGGGTCGTAGTACTTACGGAACTCGTCCTCGAGCGCAGCTGTGTTGATGTGGTAACGACGTTGCATTTCGTGCACCGACGCGAGGTCCACGTACCAGCCGACATCGTTCATCCGCTGGGTGACGAGCTCGTTGTTCCACTCGACCTGCTTGATTTCGCGTAGGTATGTCTCGACGATCTCGTCGGACAGCTCTGCATCCACGTCGCAGTACTCACCGAACTGCTCCCACATCTGGAACAGACTCGGATCAGCGGTGATCTCTTCGGCTGTGTACGGCCGACCCTGGTTCTCCTTGGTCGGAACGCAGAACACCTGGATCAGGTGAGCGCCGAGTTCAATCTTGTCCTTGCCATCGAGCAGCTGCGGTGCTGCTGCTTCGAGCTTGCTGCCGGCGCCGACTGCACGCGAGACGACAGCGCTGTCGATGATGGAGATGTTGTCTTCCTCGACGTCGATGCCGAGCCAGTCGAGAACTGCTCGCTCGAAGCTGGCGTTGTGCGCAGTGACGAAGGGGCAGGTACGAAGTATCCGACGCAGTCGGATCGTCTCGTCGATGATGTTGCCGAAGACGAAGTCGAACTTCTCGTGCACACCGTACTTGTTCTTGATGCGCGCGATGAGCGGGACGAAGTCCGGCGATGCGACGTACCAAGCGAGCCCGTGACGCTTGATGTCCACAGAGCTGAACGTCTCGAAGTCGAGACCTGGCATGATGGTTCCTCTCTACGGTGGATGACCACCGCCTACGCGAGGGCGTCGTCGACGTCCAGCTTGGATGGGTAGTACATTTGCATGAGTGCGGGGCAGTACGGCTTGGCCTTCACACCACGACCATGCGGGTTGGCGGGGCAGAACTTGCACTCGTCCGACGGACCGAAGGTCACGTCGCCGGCTTCGATCGCAGCTTCTGCTGCGAGTGTCTCGAGCCGGAACTGCTCGAGCTCCTTCGCCGTGAAGAACACCACGTCGAAGTTGTCGACGAATGGCTGCACGATGTGGAAGTACACACCCTTTGCCTTCGGTGCGAGTGCTGCGAATGCGAGGGCGTAGTACTTGCCCTGTGCGTTGCCGAATGCTTCGACCAGGATCTTGCCGAACTTGTAGTCGATGACGTGGATCTCGTCCTGAACGTAGAGCACCACGTCCGCCTTGGTCCTGGGAGTGGCCTTGAGCCACCAGCCCATGCCTTCTGCTTCGAGCAGCTGCGTGAAGCGGCGCTTCATACGCAGCTCTGCGATGTACGTCATCGCTCGAGCGATGCCGAGCTGTTCCTTCGGCGTGTACTTCCCCGAGTCCTCGAGGATCGTGTGGATGTCCGTGCCCTTGCTGCTGGCTGCTGTGTCATCCACCAGTGGCGGCGACCACCCAGGGATAGCTAGCGGCAGATTGGCGCTGGCGTGGCAAGCGAGGTGCTTAGCCGCAACCGATGCGCTGAGTCGCTCTGTCATGGTCGTCCTGTCTGTTAGAGGATCAAGGGTGGACAGCCGCCCAGGGTGCGAACCTGGGCGGCTGCCCCATGGACTACTCGTCCATGAACACGTCCTCCTCGTCGAGGCCGACGGTTCCGGCGAGCCGGTCCCGGTCCTCGAGGAAGACGATGGTGTTGGCGTACGCCGAGATCCCGTAGTTCGACGCGGACATGGTCCACGCTGCGAGGCTGAGCGTGGCGTACGCCCACGCTCCGGGGTACAGCTCGTGCACCGTCTGCCCGATGGGCCGGAGCAGCGGGTACGACAGGATGTCCGGGTCCGGGACCTTGAGCTCGTCCTCCGAGTTGACCCGCGCCTGCAGGTCGAAGTCCCGTCCCTTGTTGCCGGTGACCTTGAGCGTGGCGACGGCCCACGGTGCGACCGTGAGGGTCTTCGCGTAGACCGACTTCACCGGCAGATGCGGCGGTGCGTCCCACTCACCGGCCGCACCGTTGATGAGGGCCTGCTCGATCTTCGCCGCCACCTTGGCGTCGAAGATGTCGCGCTTCTCGCCGGCGCCGTTGCGACGCACGCACTCCGGCAGGAAGACCTCGACGATGTGTTTGGTCAGCTTCTCGAGCTGCGCCGCGTCGAGCAGCATCTGCACGACAGGCGCCACCTCATCCAGGTTCGCCTTCTTGAACTTGGAGTTCTCGTTCGCAGCCAGCGCCTGCGGCATGGTGAACTGGCTGTAGGTGATGGCACCTCGGGCGTTGTGCTTCTTGAAGTCGATGTCCGTGGTCATGTGACCTTCCTTCTTTCGGGCGGATCGTGCGGAAAATTTTCTGCTGAGTCCGGAGTTGGTCCGGACTCAGCAGAAGATCAGCGGTACCCGAGCGGGTAGTCGCTGTTGCCGATGAGCAGCGGGGTGACCTTGTCGGCCAGCTGCCCGATGCACTCGGACAGGAAGGTCGCGCGGTTCACCAGCGAGATGTCGAGCACCTGCTGGACACGGCCCGTGCAGTGCTGCTTGAGGTAGCTCGGCACGCCGCCGTACGAGTCGTAGTCCGCGATCGTGATGACCGTGGCCCAGTCCCGGTTGAACACCGAGGCGAGCGTCTCGTAGTGCGTGCCGTTGAACTCGGCGGCCTGCATGACCTCGGTGCGCGTGAACGTCCCGGCGTCCCACAGGTACGTGTGGTCGCTGACGATGGCTAGCGAAGCGTTCGCCTTGTAGGCCAGCGCCACCACTTCGTCGACGATCTTCTCCGCAGTGGCCCGGGAGACCGAGCCGCTGACGTCGAAGATGACCAGGTTGTTCGGCACCATCGGGTGAGCGATGCGTGCCTTGAACTGGCCGATGATCCCCTGCCGCTGCTTGTTGAGCACGGCCATCGTGGAGAACAGCATCTTCCCGTACTTGCCCTGCACCACGGACAGCACGCCGTCGAGCGAGTCGACGAGCTTCTGGATGCTGTCTGCGATCTGCACCTCGAGCATGTCCCACAGCTCCGGAAGGAACTCGTGGTCCACGTCCGAGATGAACTGTGCAGCGACGATGCCCGAGGACATCAGCTCGGCTGGCGGCACGATGTCGATGATGTAGTCCTGCAGGCTGGACGAGTGGATGTCGCCCTCGCTGAGCAGGGTCTGGATCACCGTCGTGTTGAACAGCGATCGCATCAGGTGCGAGAGCTGACGGTAGTCCAGCTTGTAGAGCTTGCCGAAGAACAGGGCCGTGTTGGCGTCGGGGAGCAGGTCCTTCAGGACCTCCATCCGAACCTTGGTCCCCGACTTCAGCTCGAACAGCTCGAGGCTGCGGTTCACCTGGTTAGCTGAGAGGGTCATCGGTGTCGTCCTCCTTCGTGTCGATGACTTCGTGGAGTGCTTCTTCCATCTCGATGAGCTGGATGTTGAGGCTCAGGTTCTGCGCCTGAACGTCAGTGAGCTTGTCGTTGCCGACAAGCGCGCGGGCACGCTGGACGTACAACGGATCGGGGTTCTTCCCGTCCGGTAGGACGACGTACTGGTACAGGCTCTTGCTCATGGCTGCTCTATTGTTAGCAGCCAGCAGTTCCTTGAGCGAGGTCGCTTGGATCTGGCGAAGCCTGACCTGACCGATCAGATGCCGGAGGCTGTGGCCTCGGATGCTGCTGGCACTGACGTTCGGCTTGCCCATGAACACGTCGAGCATGTCGTACGTGGGGAGCACCTCCTCCTTGAGGAGGTCATCCATCTGGAACACCGTCATCATGTCGGGCAGCATGCCGGTCGCTTCGACCAGCAGCTTCGCCATCCGAGAGCGCTCGCTCTTGAGCTTGCGCGCATCGGGAACGATGAGGTGCAGCAGCCTGTCCTCGAGCGCCTTGTCATAGGCGCTCGTGCTGTTGGATGCTGCGATGAAGAAGACCTTCGGCAGATCGAAGTTGCCGACGCGACGAGCGGTGAGGATGTCGAGCAGGCCGTTGTAGACCTCCGGGAATCCACGAAGGAACTCGTCGAAGAGAACGATGTCTCCTTCTCTGAGGTTGCTCCACCACGTAGCGGTGAGCATCTTCAGTTCGGTGTTGTTGTTGACCGGCATCTGCACGCCCTCGAGTTCGAGCGGGCTGATGCGGCTGACGTTCACGACGTGAAGCCCGACCTCGAGAAGCTCGGCTGCCTGCTCCACACTCTCCGACTTACCACAGCCGGGAGGGCCAACGATGTGCACAAGCGGGGATCTGACATCACCCGCCATGGCTGCGGTGTAGAGCCGCAAGATCTTGTCGAGCATGGTGTCCTTCCTGCTCTTCTTCGGTGGACCGAAGCGGAGAAGTCTCCACTCCTCGTCCGACATGAGGATCGGTTCTGCCTTGCCGTATTGACGTGGCAAGATGTACCGCTGCTGTTGAAACGACTGAGTGAACTGGCGGTACTCCTCGGTCGTCATGTCCAACAGATCCGCCTTCGTGAACGGGCGGCCTTGGTAGTACCCCAAGATCCCCGGCCTGTCGAGCGGGTTGCCCGGCAGGTCGAGGATCTCGTTGGGGTACTGGTCAGTCACCGAAGCTGGTCGGCGTGACCGGTGGCGCCGGCGGGGCCGACACGTAGGACACCGGCGCAGCGGTCAGGACGAGCCGGTCGTTGACCCAGATGAGCCGGTTGTGCAGGCCCTCCTCGAGGGCGCGCAGGATGACCGAGTCCGGGTTGAGCTTGGACACGATCGGTCGCACCGACTCGGTGCCCTCGACGCCCTCGCGCTCCACGAAGTAGAGCAGCGGGTCGAGCTCGGGCGCCTTGCCGATCTCGTTGGCCGCGTCCATCGCAGCCTGGATCGGGGCGACGAGCGTCTCGATCGCGGCGTCGACC